TTCGAGTCTCGCTACGGAAGACAGGAAGAGTTGCTGCAGATGGTAATGGAGATGATCAAGTGACAGATACGCCGATCCTGCGCCATTTCGTCTCAGGCCCGTTCGAGGACGGAACGTACATGGTCTTGTACTCATGCGATCACACGGCTGAATTTACTGTTGCCGGCGATGGGTTCCTGAATCGCGAGTCTGCCGAGCGCGAAGCTGAACGCCTGAATGCTGAACAGTTGGCACGGGAAAAAGCGATTCAGGCTGAACGCCAGTTGCGCGGCTTCCATGCAAAGGAACAAAGGTAATGCAATGGCAGGAGACTGGATCAAGATGCGGAGCAATTTGTGGGATGACCCGCGAGTTTCATGCCTTTGCGATCTCACAGATCAATCGGAAGCAACGATTGTTGGTGGACTTTACTGGTTATGGGCGGCTGCAGATCAGCATTCAGAGGATGGGGCCATGCCTGGATTAACGCTCCGTCAGATTGACAGAAAAACCGGCATACAAGGATTCGGTTCTGCCTTGTGCGAGATCGGATGGATCAGGCAAGACGAGCAGGGAATCGTTATCGCAAGATTCGAGGAACACAACGGCGCGTCCGCAAAACGTCGCTGCATGGACGCACAACGCAAGGCAAATTTCCGTAATGTGTCCGCATCCGATGCGGACATTCCGCAGAAAAATGATGGACAGAATGCGCCGGATTGCGGAGCTAGAGAAAGAGATAGAGAAAGAGAAGATAAAACATCTAATAACCCTAACGGGTTATTTGTCGCCAGCGATGCTGACGACGCTAATCATGTTGCTGCAAAGCATATAAAACCTGACAAGCCTGATTGCCCGCACCAGCAAATCATCGACCTGTACCACGAGGTTTTGCCCATGTGTCCGCAGGTACGCGATTGGACTCCTGCAAGGGCAACCGCATTGCGAGCGCGATGGAATGAGGACGAGAAGCGTCAGAACCTGCAGTTCTGGCGACGATTGTTCGAATACGTCAGAACCTGCCCGTTCCTTGTTGGCCAGGTCAGCGGCAGGGGCAACAAACCTTTCTTTGCCGCTCTGCCGTGGATCTGCAAGCCTGAGAACTTCGCGAAGATCCGCGAAGGGCGCTACGAAAACAGGACCGACTCATGAACGCGCCTGCCGAAAAATTCGAGATACGCCTCGTTTCTCGTGAAGCGGAGCAGTTCGTCATCGGTGCGCTGCTGATCGACAACGACGCGATCGACCGCATTGGCGACCTGAAACCTGAGCATTTTTACATCCACGAGCACCGCACGATCTTCACGACGATCCTGCGAATCGTCATGCAGCACAAGCCTGCGGATGTGCTGACGGTGAGCGATGCGCTGAAGTGCGCAGGAAGCGATGCCGGCGATCTGGTGTACCTGAACTCGCTGCAGAACAACACGCCGAGTTCCGCCAACATTGCCCGCTATGCCGACATCGTGCGGGATCGTGCGATCAAGCGCGGTCTTGTGGCGCTCGGGCGCGAAATCGAGGAAATGGCGGAATCATCGTCTGATGACTCTCATGCGCTGGTGGACCGCATTACCAGCAAGGTCGAGGTACTGGCGCAAGCAAGGACGAAAAACGAGCCTCTGATGGCGCGTGAAAGCCTTGCGGTACACATCGAGTCGATTGACGAGCGCTACCACGGCAACGGTCCAAAGGCGATTCCGACCGGATTTGACGACATTGACGAAAAGCTCAACGGCGGCATGCGGCGCGGCGAAGTGATTGTCGTTGCTGCCAGACCAAAAATGGGCAAAAGCGCCTTCGCCCTGAATGTCGCCAATCACGTAGCGGTCGATTATTCGTCGCTTGTGCTGTCTCTCGAAATGCCGAAGTCGCAGCTTCATGACCGCAACCTTGCCAGCCTTGGAAATATCCCACTGCCGCATCTTCTGAACCCGAAAAAGATGGCTGACCAGGACTGGTCAGGGTTGACAAGGGCAGTGCAAAAGCTCAACGACATGAGCCTGTGGATGGATGACCAAGGCGCTTTGACACTCATGGACGTGCGCGCAAAGGCAAAGCAGGTAAAGCGCCGTGGCGGTCTTGATCTGCTTGTGGTCGATTACCTGCAGTTGATGGAAGCGGAAGGCGATAACCGGAATGCGCAGATCGAGAGCATCACACGCGGCATCAAGGCGCTCGCCAAGGAACTCGACATGGCGGTTATGTTGCTGTCGCAACTGAATCGCGAACTGGAACGCAGGCCGAACAAGCGTCCTGTTCCGTCCGACCTGCGCGATTCTGGATCGATCGAGCAGGATGCAGATGTGGTCATTTTCCTGTACCGCGACGAGGTTTATAACCCCGATTCGCAGGACAAGGGCATTTGCGAAGCGAATATTGCGCTGAACCGGCAGGGGGCATCAGGTGTCGTGCCGCTGGTGTACATCGGCGAGCAGACGCGATTCGAAAACATGCGGCGCGCATGGTCGCCACCTCTGCCGCGCATGCCAGCTACCAGAAGCATGGGGTTCCCCGATGACTAAGCAACGCAAATCAATCGACTCGCCTGGACAAGCCAGCCTGTTCTCCGGAGCGCAACTGCGCGATATCGGCATGCAGCAGGCACTAGACCATGCCAATGCGACTGTTGAGGATTGGGGCGCAAAAGCATACCGGTATGTCGAATATTTCGCCGCTCAATGCACTGAGTTTCGTGCGGAACAGGTCAGGGTTTTTGCGGAGAAAAACGGATTGGAAGCGCCACCTTCGAAGCGCTCATGGGGAGCAGTGATAGCCAAGGCCGTGCGAAAGGAACTCATCAGGCGGGTACGGCATGAGCCATGCGAAAACCCGAAAGCACACGCCTGCACCGTTGCTGTTTGGAGGGGATGTGAATGAGTTGGCTCTTTTCGCAGGCGCTGGTGGAGGAGTACTCGGAGGGCACCTCCTTGGATGGCGAACCGTGTGCGCAGTTGAACGTGATGCCTACGCCGCACAAGTTTTGGCGCAACGACAAAACGATGGAATGCTCCCACCTTTCCCGATTTGGTCTGACGTTACGACTTTTGACGGAAGGCCATGGCGCGGAATTGTTGATGTCGTATCTGGCGGATTTCCATGCCAGGACATCAGCATTGCCGGAGCAGGCGCAGGAATCGAAGGCGACAGAAGCGGGCTGTGGACGCAAATGGGAAGGATCATTCGCGAGATACGACCGCGATTCGCATGGGTGGAAAACTCCCCAATGCTCACTTCTCGGGGGCTTGATCGTGTTCTCGGAGACTTGGCCGAGATGGGGTTCGATGCGGAATGGGGAGTGCTGGGAGCGGACGACCTTGGCGCTTGCCACGACAGGAAGCGAATATGGATCTTTGCCTACGCCGACCGCACGGGATTACAAGGACGGTTGGGTGCAGAGATACAGAGACGGCGTTTTGCAGTTAGACACGCTTGGGCGGGCAATCGGTGGCCCGGTGAATCCGGAGTTCAGCGAATTGCTGATGGCGTGGCCTATCGGATGGACAGACTTAAAGCCATTGGCAATGGACAGGTTTCAAGAGTGGCTGCAGCAGCATTCTCCATTCTCTCAGGGCGATAGCAAATATTCACAAGATGCCGCATGAAAGCGGACCTATAACCATACAGGAACGAATCATGATCATTGAAAAAACCGACTTCAAATCCGCTGTTGACGCTGTTACGCCATTTGCACGCGCTAAATCGACTCTGCCGATCCTCTCCCACGTCAAGATCGAATCAAACGGCAAAAAGCTCACTTTCACCGCATCGCATATCGATTCTCAAATCGAATACTGGATCAACGTCGAAGCGGAGAAATTTGCCGTATGCGTCGATGCGGTGGCGCTGAAGAAATTCGCGCAGTTCTGCGATTCCGATGTGTCGCTGGCGATCAAAGGGAAAAAGGCAGTACTGGAATTTGGCGACACGAAGACGCGGCTGAATACGCTTGAAGCGCAAGACTTCCCGATGATGACGAAATCCGAGAGCGTTCTGACGGAACTCGAATGGGAGCCGCTTGGAAGCAAAATCGCGTTTGCCTCGCAGTTCTGCGGCATCAATCCAAGCCAGCCGCAATTACAGTGCGTACAGGTCAACTCGACTGGAGAAACTATCGAGGTATTCGCAACAGACGGAAAATCCCTTGGCGTTCAGACGCTCAACCACATTGCGCCGGCATTCGGGATCTGCATTCCCGTCGATACTGCACGCCACATGACAGGAGCATTCAAAACCCTGACGGTGCGCGAAGAACAGATCGAGTTGCGCGGCCCGAATGCGATTGCGCTGTTCAAGACTTCGCCCTATAAACCGATGGCGATCCGTCCAGTGATCACGAAGAAACTGCCGAACTCCGGTTCCGTGGCGCGGGAAAGCCTGTCCGAAGCGATTTCATTCGTTAGTTCATTCTGCGATTCAGGCAAGGTCCGTGGCATGGTGCGCATCGAATCAGGAGAGTCGAACGTAGTCAGCCTTGTAGGACTTGAAAACGAGGCCACAGCACCATTCCAGTACGAGGGTGAGCCGTTTGCTTTCGGCGCGTATCACGAGGATTTCATCGCATTCCTGAAGGCTTTGGATGGCGACAATGTGAAGGTCGAATTTGACCAAAAGGACACGCAGAGAACGCAAATCCGGCTGACGGATGGCGAGCGAATGATAGTGACAATGCCAGCGGTGATCTGATCATGTACGCGAACTTCCGTGACAGGAACATCCGCAAAATCTGCGTTTCCGTTGCAACAGCGATGCAGAAAGGACCGAATACAGCATTTTCAGTGGCAAAAGAAGCGCGCATATCCGAGTCATGCGCAAGGAAATACATTCATCTGTTTGTCGATGCCGGATATGCACAGGTTTTGACCATCCATAAAGATGGATGGACGAAGCGTGAATCCCATCTGTTCGACTGGATTGAAGGCAAACCTATTCCAGATTGGTATCTTCCAGGCGAGCAAACGGCATTGCCGAAACCAGTATCGGCGAAGCCGATGAAAAAAGAGAAGCGGGAATATCCAGCGCCGTTGCGCGAAGAAATACTGAATGCGCTGCGGGCGCATCCAAAGATGCCTCTTGGCGTTGCTGAACTGGCAGAGATACTTGGTCGTAATGAGAAAACCATCAAATCCGCAATCTGGCTGATGCGACCATCGCTGAAGCATCCAAAGCGGAAGAAGTTCGTATATGTCCACTCATACGATATGCACATTGGCACGTCCGGCAAGCCGACTCCTCTCTACCGAATCGGCAATCTGCGCGATGCGGATGTACCAAAGCAGGACAGGGCTGAAATCGCCAAAAGATATGCAGAAAAGATGGGAGCAATGCTTCGCCTCAAATGCCAGAGTAAGCGCGGCAGACCGATAGATCCGTGGTTGGCAGTGTTGGATATGAATAACATTTCGCAACAGGCGGAACAGGTCATTGTTCCGCAAAAGCCTGAGACAAAGGCGAAGAAGCACAGAGTCTATAGCAGCCAGCCAGAAACGCATCCATGGAAAGAAGCGGCACGCAAGGGGTATCAAAAGCATATTGAGGCGCAGAAGGAAAGGGATGAGACATGAGCCAATACATCTCGGACATTTTGGCAATTTCTGAAGTCGTGCGCATGGTGGATAACGACACCAACGCTACAGAGCGGGAGCAGTACCTTGTCCGGCGGATTATCGAAATGCAGGAAAAGGTCCGATTGTTCAAGGACGGCATTGAAACTATCGGCATGACGGCGCGTGAACTGTGGAAAGAGGCTGACAATGAGCGCTGATATGGATTATTCGCAGTTCAGCCTGTTTTCAGGAGAAGCCGCATGAGCACGTTCGAGTTGAGTCAAGAGTTCTACTTTGATGCAGCCCATACGCTGACGCGCTCCGTGCCATTGGCTGAATATCAGGCCAGTCGTCGTATTCATGGTCATACCTATCAAGCCACAGTGACCGTGAAAGGTGAAAGAGGTTCAGACGGAATGCTGACCGTATTCAAATTGTCGAAGAACAAGCGGCAAACGATTGATCTGTTCTATCTGCGCAAGGCGATAGAGAAAGTGCGTAGCCAACTGGATCATCGATTTCTCGACGAGGTGGAAGGTCTTGGCGCTCCTACGCTGGAAAACCTGTGCGTGTTTATCCATGACGCGATTGAAAAAGAAATGCCGGTATCGGCGGTGACAGTGCGACGCGCATCCAGTGGCGATTCCTGCACATACAGAAAGGCTCCAGCATGATCCATTATCACGGCTTGCCGATTACGCCTGCTACAGCTGCGGCAAGGGCAATCACTGGAGGGCATGCGTTTGTCTCATTTCGTCGCCCTGATCAACTCGGATTGGTTCTCGAAGTCGCATCCAGTTTTGCAGTGGATAACGGCGCATTCTCCGCATGGAGAAGCGGTGAGCCCATAACGGACTGGTCCCCGTTTTACGAATGGGTTGCTGAATTGCACAGATATCCATCGTTTGACTTTGCCGTCATTCCTGACGTGATTGACGGGAATGAAGATGACAATGACAAACTTATCGATGAATGGCCTTGGAAAGACTCTGCGCCGCATATCGGTTCTCCTGTGTGGCATCTGCATGAAAGTATGGCACGACTTGAACGGCTTGCATTGAAATGGCCGAGAGTGTGCCTTGGCAGTTCAGGCGAGTTCGCTCAGGTAGGTACTGTTTCATGGGAAAACCGAATGCGTGAAGCGATGGACGTGGTTTGTGACAAGCATGGTAGGCCGATATGCAAGTTGCATGGACTGCGCATGCTTAATCCAGAGGTATTTACGAGGTTCCCATTTGCTTCCGCAGATAGCACGAATATCGGTCAGAACGTAGGCATTGACTCCAATTGGCGAGGAACATATCAGCCGATGACGAAAGAAGCAAGAGCACAAATCATGCGTGAGCGAATCGAGTTCCATCAGTCACCGACATTTTGGGACAGAAGACGACATCCAGTACAAAAAGAACAGAACACATTATTCATGGGGGATCACTTCGAGGAGCAGGCAGCATGAGTAAATACATAGATCCATCCTTCCACGACTCCAGCGGCAAAATGAAAGCACTCAACGACGCAAGGAAGTACTGCCCTGGTTGCAAATTCGTTAGAAGTCTCGGCCAGTACGCGCAGCGTGAAGATCAGTTCTGCATCCGCTGTGTAAGAAGAGGCACCACGACACCGCAACCATCCATACGTAAGCCGCAGGAGGCAGCGTGAGATATCAGTCCGATAAATATACGAGGGATTACATCATAGAAGCGATGGCCTCCGGTGAAGAAATGACACTTGATGAAATCGCTGAAAAAATCATGGCGGCTGGATATACGCGAAAGAAGAAATGTATTTACCAGTATCTGCATGAGATGGAACTGAGATCTGAAGTACGGAGAACGGCTCCTGCTCGCTCCATGACAAACAAATATGCGCTGATTATCAGAGGTGGCGCAGATCAAAACTCGCTCGGAGCGATACCTACTAGGCGCTGTAGCAACTCGATTGAGTGGTTCATGCTCACTTTGGGTATTGCCGAAGAAAAAGTAAGCGGATAATTAGAGAGTCCGCTCGCATTCAGGAGAAATGAAATGTCTGATCGCGTTTTAGCAAGAAATCTATATGGCGAAAAGGTGGATGCTATACCTGATGGTGCGGTGATTATCGAATGGGAATATCCAGACGGTTCTGGATCATGGGTATGGTGCGCTGATGAATCGGAACTCAATGCCGCAATCTCTACATGTCTGCGTG